TCATCGCCGCCTGCTCCCGCCATCGAGGCGCGGCGATTTCGCCGGATCGGTGATCACCCAGTCATCGCCCGGAATATCCGGGAAACCCTGAAAATTGAGCAGGTTGTCGAACTTGAACTGGCAGCTCGCCATCGCCTTGTCGCAGCCCGCCTCGATGCGCAGCGCATCACCCGTTGCCACCGGCGCCCCCAGCGGATGCCACAACTCGATCACCCGGCCCGCCCCCTCCATGCCGTCGCGTTTGATCAGCCCCGAGAGGCCCGCCGCTGCACCGCTCTGCACCCGCAGCACGCCATGACGAAACCACCCATCGGAAAAGCCGCCCATCTCGGCAAAGCGGAACACGCGGTTCTCGGCCAACCCCTCTGCGGGGCGCTCGGAAACATACCCTGGCGAATCCAGATCGAAGCCGCACTCCGGGTCTCCCAGGACCGCGCTGCACCGTTTCTGATAGATTCGCCCGAGGGGCACGTTGAGCGCATCCGTGAGCCCGCGCAATTCCGCCTCGAAGGCGCCGCCCGCGCGCCGGATATCGCCGAGGCTGCCCGCGAAGATCTCCAGCCGCTCCTCGACTTCCTGCCAGTTGACCACCCAGGCGCGCAGACCCGCGCCGTCATAGCGCCCGGCCTCGATCTCGGCCTCGGTGATACCCTCATGCGAAAGCGCGCCAAACGCCTCCGTATTGTTGACGGCCAGCCCGGTGCTCTGCTCCACCGCGCGTGCGCTCATCCCCATGCCGGGGCGAAAGGCGATCCCCTCGAAGACAAGCTCGCGGTCGTGATCGGTAAAGCCCATCACCACCCCGTCGCGCCGCCTCAGCGCCCAGCATCGGCAGACCGTGGTGATGCCGCGGCCCAGATGCGCGGCCAGCGCCTCGGCCCCGGTCATATCCGGATCTCCACCACCGGCACATTGGGCACCTCGCCCGCCTGAAAGCTGGCCAGACTCACCTGGATGCGGTCGGTGTCGAACCGCACCGGCACGTCGAACTCGTATCCCGCTGTGATCGCCACGCCCATGTTGGGGGGCTCGGCAAAGGTGACAAGGCCCGTCGTGTCATCGACCTCGTAATGCACGCCCTCGCGCATCTCGACATCGCCCAGCCCGATCCGCACCGTGCCGCGTACCGGCTTGAGGATGGGCCGCTCGGCCACCTGCGCGCCCGAACGATAGCTCTTGAGCAGTTGAAAGACGCGGCGGACATCGTCGCCGGTGCCGATGCGCTGATCGTCGAAGGCGGGCGCGGCACCTGCTCGGCTCGATTTGAAATCGCTCCAGTCCTTCCAGCGAAACCCGTAAAGCTGGCCCTGCCGCGCCTCGAAAAAGGCGATGAGCGCCTCGATATCCTCCAGGCTGCGTAGCGCCACGCCCGCATCATACCGCCTGCGCGCCTGCGCCCATGGGCTGTTGCGTTCCTCAAATCCGCTGGCCAGCGTGACGATCTCGGTCAGCCGCTCGGGCCCGCCGAGCGAGCCGAAGCTCAGAGCGGCCGGAAAGCGTATCTCGTGAAATCCCATTGCCCCCTCCCTTCAGCGATTGCGCGCGCCGCGCCCGATCACGCGGCCAAGCTGCGCCGCGATCTGGCCCTGGCTGCGGCGGAAGCCCTCCACATCAGGTGTGGTGACGTTCATCACCACGCTGACCGCGCCGCCGCCCCCGCCCTGCGTGCGCACCCCGAGCCGCCCGTCCGCCCCGCGCGCAAGCGGCAGGATCGCCTCCGGCCCCGCCTCGCCCATGAGCCCGGTGCGTCCGCCGCGCATGCCAAAGCTCACCGGCCCGCTGACCACGCCGCCGCTGGCAAAGGGCATCACCCGCCCCTGGGCAAAGCTGCCGCCCTTGGCAAAGGGCAGTATCCCGCCCACCAGCGCGCCGATCCCCTGCGAAACAAGCCCGCCGACCTGGTCCGTCACCGGGCGCACGGCATCGTTGAAGGCGGTATTGACAAGGCTTGTGGCCAGCCGCTGCAGGCTCTCGCTCAGGCTGTCGCCCTCCACCACCGCGCCGCGCAACGCGCCGCGCAGGCCCCGGCTCAGGCCGCGTTCCAGGCTCTGCACATCCTGTCCTGCCGCGGCAAAGCCGCCGCGCACCCGGCCCAGCTCTCCGGCAAAGGCCGCGGCCATCGCGCCGGCCTGCCCCATCGCCGCATCGAGCGCCGCGATCTGCGCCTCCAGATCGCCCGCCGCATCGAGATCATCCATCGCTCACATCTCCTTTGTCGTCGGGAAAGGCCGCCAGCAGCGCCTCCAGCCCCGCGCGCGCCATCGGCGGCACTCCGCGCCCTTCGCCCAGCATCAGCCGCAACTCCACCGGCGTCAGCGCCCAGAACTCGGCCGGCCGCAGCCCCAGCCCCTGCACCCCTGCGCGCAAGAGCGCGGGCCAGTCGAAGCGCGCGCTCATGCACCCTCCTCCGGCAGGGCGAAGGCGCGCGCCAGAAGCTGCGCCGCTGCCCGCGCCGCCATGATCGGCCCGCCCTCGATCTCGGCGCTCAGCAGATCCGAGGCCGTGCCGCGCCAGCCACCACCGCGCAGCCCCGCCACGATCACCGCCAGCACGTCGCGCGTGGAAAACGCGCCGCTCTCGAAGCGCGCCACCAGATCGACGAGCGAGCCCGCCCCCAGTTCCGCCTCCAGCTCCGCCAGCGCCCCGAGCGTGAGCCGCATCACGCGGCCCTCGCCATCGAGCCCCAGCGCCACCTCGCCTGCGAACGGGTTGGCCATCGCCTCAGAGCGCCACGAAATCGAGCCGCCCCGCCGAGACGAGCGCGATCTCATAGGTCGCCTCGCCGTCATGGGTGCCGCCATATTCGATCGCGCTCACCTGGAACGGGCCCTCGATGGTGCCGAAATCGGGGATCACCACCTGAAAGGCGGGCATCTCGCCGTCAAAGAAGATCTGCCGCATCCGCGCATCGCTCGCCGCGTCGCGGAAAATCCCCGAGCCGCTGAGATTGGCCGATTTCACCCCCGCACCGGCCAGCAATTCGCGCCAGCCGCCCGCCGACTCGAGGCTCGTCACATCGACGCTCTCGGCGTTGAAGCTCACGCGCGTCGCGCGCAGCCCGGCCACGGTCTGAAAACTGCCGCTTCCCGTGAGATCGACCTTGATGAGAAGGTCCTTGCCATTCTGAACTGCCATGTCTCGTCTCCAGTTGATGATTGATCACGCGCCGTCATCGACGCGCGCGCGAAATGTCAGGTCGATCCGCCGCTGCTGGCCCTGCCCGGTCCGCCGGGCGCGCGCGCGCAGAAAGGCGAGCGCCACGAGCCGCCCGCGCGCCAGGCTCAGCGCGGCGCCGTCGAGCGCGTCGCTCACCGCGCCCGCCGCCTGCTTGGCAGCGAGAAACCCCGCCGCCTGCGCGATCACCGAGACGGTCACGCGATGCTCGGCGCCCGCGCCGGTCCCGTCGCCGCGCTCGCGCGCCTCCTCGGGGCCCAGCAGCACATAGAGATCGGGCGCAGCGCCCTGCGGGAGCGCGTCGTGAATCGCATTCCCCACCAGCGCGCCGAGCGCGGCATCGCCCGTCAGCCGCTCATAGATCGCCGCCTGCAACGCGGCCGCCACGCCATAGCTCATGCCACCACCTCCTCTTCCGCCCAGAGCGTCAGATAGGCCGGCCCCGCCGCGCTCTCGGTGACGGCGAGCACCGCGAAGAGCCGCTCGCCGTCGCGCAGCCGCTGCCCCGCCACGGGCCGCGAGGGCGCGCCCTGCGGTGCCGCGCGCACGGTGATGCGATAGGCCGCGCGCCCGAGGCTGGCGCCCTCGCCCGCCGCCTCGCGGCCGGTGCGCGCCACGACCTCGGCCCAGAGCGTGCCGCGCACGGCCCAGACCTGCGCGAACCCGCCCGCGCCATCGGGCCCCCGCTCGGGCGCCTCGAGCACCAGCGGGCGTGAGAGCTTCACCGGCGCGCTCATCGTGCGCCCCCGCCCAGCAGACGCACCTTGCGGTAGCGCTCGATCAGGCTCGCCACGCCGAAGGGCATGCAGCCCTCGCCGAGCGTGGTCTCGAACCGGTGCTCGTAGAAATGCGCGGCCAGCATCAGCACCGCCTGCGCCAGATCCGACGGCAGATCCGCCCAGCCCGCGCCATAGCCCGCGCGAAAGCCCACCTCGGCCACCCCGCCGGTCGGCACCATCGGCAGGCGCGTGCCCACCGGACGCAGCACCGGGCGGTGCGCGTCGCGCTCGAGCCGGTAATGCTCCGGCGCGATCACCTCCGCCTCGTCGGCGCGGTCGCGCAGCACCAGGCTCAGGATCGCGCTCACCGGCGCGACCGGCAGCGGCTGGCCGCCCGGCTCCTGCCAATCGTGGAGCACCCAGGAAAACTCGCGCTCCAGCAGCACCTTGCCGGTGCGCCCCTCGATCGCGGCCATGGCCGCGCGCAGAAATCCCTCCAGAACCGGGTCCTGGATATCGTCATCGGCAAACCCGGTGCCCAGCCGCAGATGCGCCTTGAACTCCGCCAGCGGCAATGCGGCACCCGGCACCGCGGTTTCTTCCATCAGCAACATGGACCATCTCCATCATCCCGGACCCCTCCCGCGTATCGGCGCGTGCCGCCCGGCCTTGCCCGGACGGAGGGGAAGCTGAACAACGCCGCTTTGTGCGACACGCGCCCCGGGCGGGGGATCGCGCCCCCGCCCGGCCTCACCGCCCGCCTCAGGCGACGGCGAACCGCAACAGCTTGATCGCCTTGAAATCGCTCACATCGCCGCCGACGCGCTTGGTGGCGTAGAACAGCACATGCGGCTTGGCGCTGAACGGATCGCGCAGGATGCGCAGATCGGGCCGCTCGGCCACGGTATAGCCCGCGCGGAAATCGCCAAAGGCGATGGCATCGGCGCCTGCCGCGATTTCGGGCATGTCCTCGGCGATAAGCACCGGATAGCCCATCAGCCGCGCAGGCTCGCCCGCCGCCAGCCCGTCGGACCACAGGAAGCGGCCATCGGCATCCTTGAGCTTGCGCACCACCCCGGCGGTGCGCGAATTCATCACGAAGGTGGCACCCGCGCGATATTCGGCCCCGAGCGCATAGACCAGATCCACGATCGAATCGGGCCCGCCCAGATCGCCATCGACGCCCGTGGGCACATAGCCGATATTGCCCCAGGCCCAGACGGCATTATCGACCGCCGGACGGCTGAGGAAACCGCGCGGCTTGTCCACCCCGTCGCCCGAGATGAAGGCCGCCGCCTCGGCGCGCGAGAAGCGATCGGCGATGCGCGTGGCCAGCCACCCCTCGACATCGAAGGCGCTGTCATCGAGCAGCCTCTGACTGGCCTTGGGCAGCGCGCTCAGTTCATGCAGCGGGATCGAGATGCGGTCGATCTGCGGCGTGTCGGTCTCGGCGATGCTGCCGGTCTCGGTGGCCCAGCCATGGCCCACGTCGGTGTGATCGACCAGCACATCGAAGGACGTGGCCTCCACGGCCACCACATTGGCGATCGCCCGGATCGACGCAGTGGAATTGAGCACCGAGCGGATCGTCTCCGAGGTCTGAGGATCGACGAGATAGCCCCCCTCGGCCGCGACGGCGGTATTGAGCGCCTTGCCCTCGATCTCGAGGCCACGCAGCGCTTCGTCATCGCCCGAGCGCAGATAGGCGTCAAAGGCCTTGCGGTGTGGCGCGTGCATGTCCCAGCTTCCGGCCAGGTGCGGGCGCTCCTGCTTGAGGCTCTTGCGTTCGATCATGGTCATCTTGTCTTCCTGCTGTTGAATCCGCTTGCTGATCTCGGCCCGAAAGCCCTTGAACTCGTCCAGAAAGCCGCGCACGGCCTCCCGCATCTCGGTGGCCGGAGAGATATCTTCCCCGGTCCGAGCCTTCGTCTCGGTCGTCATCGTCAACTCCTCTCGGTTGCGGGTCGGGCGGCTCAGGGCCGCGCCATCTCCCGGCGCGCCGCGTTCAGAACGGCGGCCAATTCGCGCAAGGCGTCCTCGCCCGGGCTCTCGCCCTTGGCCGCCACCCGCGCACTGGGCAGCATCGGAAAGGTCACCAGCGACACTTCCCAAAGCTCCAGTTCCTGCAAGAGCCTCTGGCCCTTCTCGTTCCGGCTCGCGCGCAAGGTGCGATAGCCGATGCTCAGCCCGTCGAGCGCGCCTGCCGCAATCAGCGCCGCCGCCTCGCGCGCCCGCATGACCGCGCTCAGCAGCCGGCCCTTGACCCAGAGACCGCGCGCATCCTCGCGCACTTCGTCCCAGATACCGATCGGCTCGCGCGGATCATGCTGCCAGAGCATCCGCACCCGGCGCCCCTCGGCCGCCAGCCGCTTGAGGCTCGCCGCATACGCACCGCGCGCCACCACGTCGCCTCCCTGGTCGGGCGCATCGAAGAGGCTGGCATAGCCCTCGATCACCCCCTCCTCCGTAACCGCGAGCGCCTTTTCGCGGCCTTGCACGAACTTGTGTTCCAGTCCCGTCTCCATCACCTCATCCTTTCGCCTGTTCAGGACGGCAGCGCCGCCAGGATCGGCTGAAACGCCTGCACCAGCACCGCCGCCACCACGCCATACACCGCCAGCCACAACCGCCGCTCGAGCCGCTCCAGCGCCGCCTCCATCCGCTCCAGCCGCTCCGCCAACGCGCGGTGCTGCAATTCCGATACCCGCTCATGCGCCTCGAGCCGCAGCGCCGGGGCGCAGTCGAACGCCTCGAACCCGTAGCGCGGCGGCGG